GCCAATAATTCCATAAGCTCTGCAGGCAATAATACCTTATCTGGGAACACCTTAATATCAGTACTACATACTTTGAATGTATCTGTTGTAATTACCTTGTCATCGAAATAATATCCGGTTAGACAAGGTACTTCCATTGTTTCTGCAAGGGCCGCCTTATTAGCATTTAATAATACTTTTACTGTGGATAGATTGATTTCTGATTTTTCAACCTTAGTATCAAATTTGTATTCCGGGAACTTAATTAATTGTCCTTCTTCGTCAAGAGGTAATTCAATACTATATGTACCATTACCTTTAACCTCTAAACTGTTCTCTTTTAAAGTAAGTGTAATTGTTTCTGTAGTAATCTTGGCCACCAATTTACTAAATATATCAGTTTGTACAACCACATAGAAGTCATCACCTTCAATATCCTTCTCCATTACCTTTAGAGTATTTGTAGCATCAGTTGTAATGAGTGTAAGAACTCCTTTCTTTAATACTATGGCCATAAGTCCTGTGATTGGAATCATCTTATTATTAGATGCTCCCTTAATAGCCTTTGAAACCATTTCTTGCAACTTCAGTGTTTTGAGTTTCAGCTTCATGTTTGTTTTTCCTCCTTATTTGTTTTTTATTTGAACTTCTTTATTGCCAATAAACATGCTTTTCCATTTCTCGTCATTCTTGTAATTATACTTTGGGTTTGGACTAAGCTTATATAGCTTATAAATATGAACGAAGAATAAAATTCCGTTCAATAACCAAACACTTAACGCTCCGATTAATATGCCATACACTACAAATATTAATGCTCCTACTATGTTAATGATTCGGATATTTCTTTCTCCTGACATCAAGAATGATGTTAATACGAATAAGGTTGCTATAATTCCTATAATTTCTAAATTAAAATTCATGTTTGATGCCCCTCTCTTTTAAATAAAAACGGGATTAGTATCTCCCGCCTTATTAAATTAATCTAATTAGTTACCTTTCTGTTCTCCAGCTTTGAAACTACTTTAACAACTTTGTAGGTTACTGGAAGAATAGCAATTTCATAACCTGTTTTAATAACTACCTGCATAATCAACATTACCACTAAATTACTTACAGGCATCTGACCTAAGAAGGCTATTGGTAAGAATACAAGGCTATCAATTATTTCTCCCGCAAGACTTGATACAATAGCTCTCCATCCAAACCCTTTATGAGAACTTGGATATTTTTCCTTCATTTTCTTAAACACTTTATCGTTTACTAAATCCCCAACCATAAAAGCTAATAATGAAGCGAATAAGATTCTTGGAGTGTTTCCCAATACTGTTTGGAAAGCTTCTTGATGAGTCCAAAACGAAGGTGCTGGAGTTACGATAACCAAGTTGAATACAATTACCATAAATAGATTTGCCGCAAATGCCATGTAACATGTTATTCTGCTCCATCTATACCCATATATCTCGGAAAATACATCTGATAAAATATAGGTTATAGGGAATATAAACACTGCTCCTGTCATTACAATACCAAAGGGTAGTAATACCTGCTTTGATGTTATTATGTTACTGATTAATAAACTTACCACGAATACCAATGTTAAAATTAATTGTAAAAAACTAACATTACTGGTTTTTTTCATTGTGGTTTCCTCACTTTCTTTTTATATTTTTTTTATTTATATAAAGGGCTTTTTCAGCCTCGTATATTATATAGAATCTTTCTCTATTTTATAAAGCAGGGTCTTCAATTCCATTTAATTTAAAAGCTATGGCCCTATCAATACAGGTTGCACATGTCCCGCAAGGGGTCTCCCCACCTTCGTAACAGCTCCAAGTTAATTCGTAAGGAGTTCCAAGCTCTAATCCTTCTCTAACTACTTCAGCCTTTGATAGGTTAACTAATGGAGTTTTTAAATTTACCTTTTCATAGGTTCCAATATTAATAGCTTGTCCAATAGCATTTGTAAACTCCGCACTACAATCAGCATAGGCTCTTCCAGCTGAATCATCGGCATGGACTCCTAAATAAATATCCACCATATCATTAGGATAAATAGAAACTGCCAAGGATGCCACTGCGGATAGCATTAATCCATTTCTAAATGGAACATAAGTTCTAACCATTCCTTCTCCATCTTTCGCTATCTGCTCGGCATAACTTTCATGTACTATCTCTTCTGTACTCTGAGATAACAGTGGACAGTTGCTATATTTGAATATTGCGGATAAATCTAATTCATAATGCTTTACTCCATAATATTCAGCTATCTTCTTAGCACATTCTAATTCCTTGCTATGTTTCTGTCCATAGAAAACAGATACAGTTGAAACATTCTCAATTCCTAACTCGTCTATTGCTATTGAAATGCAAGTGGTAGAATCTATGCCGCCACTACTTAATACTACTGCTTTTTTACTCATAATATTTTTCCCGCCAATCTATTAAAATAATTTATTTTCATTCTTTTTTCGTACAAAGAATAAAATCTCTTTAGATGCTTTTGGATAAGGTACTCCCATGATTGCGGTGAGGAATTGAGTTGGAATATATGCCTTTAATTTCTTATAGAACTCTTGAATCTCGGTCGACTGAGTTGCATAAAATTCATTCATTTCTTTTGCCCCCATGACCAATCCAACCTCCTGTATAATCTCAAATCCAATTTCATCCAAAGCTTCTTTTAGTTCATCATATCCCCATTCATATATATGTGCGGCATATTGAGTATCGTATCCATTTCCAGGAGTGTTCGGACAACTCAAAAACATAATAGAATTATCATTCATAATTTTATAACATTCCTTTAATGATTGGTATCCAATATCCTTATGCATATGCTCAATAGCGCTTGTGTAAATAACAAGGTCCGCGCTCTTATGTTCAATATGCTCTGCCATTTTTGAACAGCAAGTCAAAATCCAATCTACATCAAAAGGATAATAATCTTTTAAATCCTCCTCTTTCAGTCCTTTATTGCTGGCTCCTTTTTTCGCTTCCTTAATATTGGTTTCTGAGATATCTACCCCAATATAGTTTTTAATATCCTTTGCATAATACCTTAGAAGCGGGAGCATTAAAGACCTCCCGCAGCAAACATCTACGACCGTCATGTCTTTTTTCGCCATTAGTCCTGCTTTAAAATGTTGAATATAATTCATTACATCTAAATTTGAAATGAATCCATCTTTAAACTGAGAATAGAAATTCCTCATTTGATAAGTGGTACAGTAAGCATCTTGGGGATTATCTCCTTCTCCGATTTTTAGCATTACCTTTTTCCCATCAATAATATCTCCTACTTTTGCCATTCACTTTTCCTCCTTAAAATAATTTTCTTGTTTTTAATTGACTAAATAAATCCAATTTTGATACATAATATATCTTTAATCCTGAATTCTCTAACATTTCAAAATATGGTAAGCTTAATAATGGAGAGGTATTGTAGAAAATAATAGCGTCATATCCAAGCTTACTTACCTTTTCCCCAATAATTTTCCCTAATTCAATCTTTTTCTCCTTTGTTAACTCACTCGGATGAATGTCATAATAATCCAGCTTTTCATCGCAAAAATGTATCCCGTATTTATCGCTTAAAATCCCATAATAAAATCCAGCATTTTCCATTGCTGCATAGAAATTTAGATTAATATTGCTAACATAGAATTCTTTAGGAATTGCGCTATCCTTACCGGTTTTTGTTTTGCTGCATCTACTAGTAATTAGTACTTTATGCTCATTTAAGCATTTCCTTATTTTTTCGGTAGTATCTAAAAAGATAATACCTTTGTCAGCAATTTCCTTTTTCCAATCCCTCTTACTCATTTTCTTTCCTCCTAATTTTCTAAAATAGGGATAATTTCTTTGGCCCCGGGTTATACTTAATATTAGAAGCCTTTTTATTCATATATCTTGCGTTAAACATTATACGCTTATCTCGGGAATGCCTCAATTCATCTAAAGTAAATCCATATTCAGCTATAGATTCTTCAAAGTCTTTTTGTAAATGCTTTGGTAAGTGGGAATAATGCTCTGGCAACCTTGCCATCTGGTCGCTCACTGCAATGATTCCTACATCGGTCATTATGCTTCCATTTGCTCCGGTCATTATCCAGCTAGTTGAATCAGCACTTGTAATTGGATATTGCTCAAGTAATGAAAATGAGGTCATTCCGAAAGCATGGGTCTTGACATTTGGATTACTTGATTTCTTAATAATGTTGAAACAACTATTTAGAAATGCTTTTTTTACTGGCATTGGCTTTCCTACCATTCCTCCTAATGCTATATATGGAATAAGTTTTCCTTCACTATCTTTCCATTCAAGAGCCTGCTCTAAATAATAATAAGGTTCCCCGACATGGAATGTATATAATAGACCATCAGGGTTTTTCATTTTAGGTCTCATATATAAGTAATTCTCCCATGTTGCTCTTGCCGCCTCCTCAACTTGCTCTTGAGTATGGCCCTTTACTCTATCTCCTGGAATTACATCTATCTGACCATATAAATCAATGAAATTTGCTCTTTCATTTATCCAGTTGATATATTCATCAACATCAATCTGCTTTCCTCTGGTCCAGGCTGAGAACGCTCCTGAGTCGATGAATAATTTCTTTGGTTTAATCTTCTCTTTATATTTATCAGTTGCTTTCTTGCCTTCCAGATAATTGAAAAGCATATTTGCTTTGACCTCTCCAGTCACCACTTCCATGATATTTTCTTTTTCTGGTCCTACCAAATATAAATCCATAATATATTTATCCCTCATTTCATCTCCAAAATTTTCGGTGCCTGCAAAATATAAATCCATAAACGCTTTCCTTTCTTCCTCGGTCATCTTTGCCATATCAGTCAATATATAATCAACTACTGCGGCTCTCTTGACCTCTCCTATTTTATCAACTCCTTTAGGACCGGCAGGATGAACATAAGAAAGTAATATATTAAAATCATTAATCAATTTTTCTGGTACTATATCTGCATCTGATAACCCTCTGGTATTTCCAGCTAAATACATTTCCATCTTATCACCTGCCATTTCTTTCACCTTCTCAATAATTCGGTTTGCCCCCTCTCGACCATAAGATTCTACATAAGTAAGATAGTAATATATTAAAATCTTGGTGAATATTCCAGGGAGCAATACTCTCATACATAGTAGAATTTCCTGCCAAATATAATTCCATTTTATCGCCTCTTCCATTATATAGAATTATTCATCCAATTGTAAAGGTTCACCATACCAGCATTCTGTTATTTCAACATCGCATTTACTTGGTACTGATAAATCTTTTGCTGCCTCAACCATAAGATGAGCAAATCTTTCCGCCACTTCTTTGGCATTCTCCTTCGGACATTCTCCAATCAATTCATCATGTACCGTTAATAGTAATCTAAATCCTAATTCTTTTAACTTCTTATCATTACCGATTAAAATCATAGCAAGCTTTGTTTGGTCAGCCGCGGAGCCTTGAATTCTACTATTTACACATTGGCGGGTTGCTTCTGCTATATATCCACCATTGTCCTTTATTAGAATTCCTTCAGCCTTGGCCTTAGCCTTAATAGCTTCTTTCTCTTTTCGACTGTACGTTCTATTTAGAAGATTTATATATTTCTGCTTGGTAGCTTCATCCACTTCTAATGGGCCATTGTCGAATTCATCTTCATCATCAAATAATGGGTCAAAGTCTTTTGGGGCTCCTCCGATATAACTGAATTCATATGGTTCGAGTTGCATGTTTGGCAGTCTTCTTTTTCTTCCCCAGACAGTTGTTACAAAGCCATAATCTCTTGCCATTGCTTCACTTTCTTCCATAAACCTTTTAAGTCCAGGGAAAGAAACCATAACTTTGTCATAAATTTCTTGTGCCTTTTTTTTAGTAATTCCTAAGTCTTCGGCAATAGCTGCTACACCTTTACCATAACAAACCCCAAGTACAATTGCCTTTGCGGCTTGACGTCTTTCCTTACCTTCGGGATTCCTTGTTCCATCTTCCCTAAATTCTTTGCATTCATCATATGGCATATTATATGCGATGGAAGCAATTTCTACATAAAGGTCTTTCCCTTGCTTGTAGGCATTTATCATCTTTTCATCTTTAGACATATGAGCTGTTAATCTTGGCTCTTGGGCTGAGTAGTCACTTGATAATAATACATATCCCTCACTTGCCCTAAACATTTGTCTTATCTCATCGTTATGGGATGGAATATTCTGCATATTAGGGTCAGATGAACTAAATCTTCCAGTATCTGCTCCTACCTGATTAAAGCTTGCATGTATCCTTCTTGTTTTAGGATTTACAATGGTCGGCATTTTATCAATATAGGTACTTAATAATTTAGCTATTCCTCGATATTCTAATATAGCCTTGGCCACCGGATGGTCAATCTTGGTTAAGACTTCTTCTCCGGTTCCTCTTGGTTTTTCTTTATCCACAGGTTTAATTTCAAGGACATCATATAGCATAATTGCTATCTGAGTTGGACTTGATATATTTACTGGATATTGTAATTTATTAGCAGCACCTTTCTTCTCTCTATAATTATCTAAGGCTTCGCCAAATTTGTCACATTCTTTATAGAATTTATCTTCTGCTTCTTTCAATTTAGTATTATACTTTTTGGATAACTTTTCTGTAAATTCAAAGTCGAATACGATTCCAGTATCCTCCATCTCAGCTACTATATTTATCAATGGCATTTCTATATGATTAAATACAAAAGCAGGGCCAGTTAAATCTCTTTCAATACAAATTGGGTCATCTTCTGTTAGAAATGGTTTTTGAAATTGATATAACTCATAGGTTATTTCCGCATCCCTTGTGGCATATAAATATGCGGTATTGATTGGGATGTGAGTAAATGGGATACCCTTGAATAAATTATCAAATGTAAATGCATCTCCTTCACCTTTTAAACAATATTTCTTATGAAGGACTTTTAATTTGTTTTCAGGCTCATTCTCATTTAATAATCTTGCTGCTATATATCCATCCCAATGGGGCACCAATTCAACTCCAAGTTGATTTTTAATTACTCTAATATCAAATTTAGCATTGAACATAATTACCTTGATTTTACTATCAACTATTCTTTGCATCTGCTTGGTTGCAAATTCATCTGATACCTGATTATCTATTTCAATTCCAGTTACATAGCTTACATGATGAAGTGGAATGTACACCGCTTTATTTCCAGGTGTATAAAGACATAATCCAGCAAGCGTACATGTTATAGGGTCAAGGCTATTAGTTTCTGTATCAATGGAAATTACTCCATTCTTAATGCATTCATTTATATACTTTTCAAATTCAGCTTCATCCCTAATTACATCATAACTATCTGCATATTTTCCTAAATTCTTATTAACCATTGCAGTTATTGTTGAGATTCTTTCAAGCAATCCGCCTCCACCTTTAATGTTTATCCCAGCATTAACATTCTTTCTGGATTGGGATGCTTTTTTTGCTAATAAAGTATCTCCCGCTCTGGTTGCCCTCGGCGGGAGATTAAATAATCCGCTCATTAAAACTTATCCTGATTTCCTACTGTTCTACGTCTAGCTGGGATTCTTCTTCTTTCTGCAGGAGATTCGTTTGCGGGCTCTCTTTTTGAAGTTGAATTTCTTCTATCATTTTTTGGGTTTCTTTCTGGCGGAGCTTGTTCTTCAACATCTTCTTCAAAGTATCCATTATCTAAGAAAAACTCCAATTCTTCATAGGATTTATCAAGAATAAGTGTTCCTAATAATTCTGGTACTTCTGGTAGGTCTTCTAAGGTTACATCATCTGTATCCAATGCATATGTTTCATAGGTAGTTTTAGTATCTCCCTTTTTACCATTTCTCTCAATCTCAAATGGGGTTGAAACCAATGGGCTATATCTTGCACAAAGACTGGATAGCTTACTAAAGAATGTTTTTCCTCTATCCCAAATTTTAACTTCTTCAGCTTCTATATCGTATAGGATTACGAATAATTTTGCAATGACCCTGAACTTGGCCGCACATAGAGGACAATCATCCAATGGTTGGTTATATTCTCTTAGACAGTTAACATAACGCTTCTTACCATCTACTTCAATTTCATGTACCGCAAACCCCTCCACATCATCAATTGAATTATACATAAATCTTACTGTTGCCACATCTTTGTCATTCTTGAGTGAGAAAAATCCTCCTCCGCCTTGACCTCCATAATTCTCAACTTCGTCAACATTAAAACGTGCCATAATTTTTTTTCTCCTTTCTGGTTTTGAGTTTTTTATTAGTCAGCCTATCGGCTTGAACTCTGTGTAAATTAAATGATTTCCTAAATAACCAAATTGATATTCTTTGCATTAGCTTTCTTATCATTTGCTGAAATCCCTCCTATGATTATTATATAGAATTTTTCTTAGAATCTTAAAGCTAATGGTCTCAATTTTTTCTTTAATTTTTTTCTCATATTACTTAAAGTCGTTACACTGACTTTCATTTTATTTGAAATATCTTTATTAGTCCATCCACTTAGTAATAATTCGCAATATCGTAATTCTTCAGTTGTTAAGTTATATTCATGTAAAGATTCTATAAAATCATCTTCCTCTGCGCAAGCTATTAAATCATATCCATTTTCCACCATTAGCTCATAACTATCTGAATAGAATAAGGCCTTTCTCTTTTGAGTATTAAGTGCTTCTGTCTCTTCCCTAAATTTATTCATTAAGGTTCTTGTAAAATACGTACTGAAATTAGCTTGGCCATTTTTATAGGTCTGTAAGCATATATCTAATTTCTCTAATGAGAAGCTTACAATATCCTCATTAGTAAGTCCGTAATACTTGGCCGAAATATTGATAATAAGCTTGTATGTCTTTTTAAATGCTAAAGCCAAGAGGGAGGGGTTTAGACTCTCCTTGTAGGCCTCAGCTATCTGCTCCAAGCTCATATCACGAGTATCCTCAATTATTAGTGTTGAAAGTATATTAAGTGTTCTTAACATTTATTTTCCTCCTTTAAAGTTTTCAGTTATTTGAGTTTTCCAAGTTACTATTTAGATGCTTTTCCAGCTTGCTTATTCTTCTGGAATTCTAAGGAAGCATCTAATAATTTAGTTATCTTATCTTTGCTTGCTTTATTATCCTCACTGAATTGCACCCTCGCGTCGAACATATGATTCATTTTCTTAAACTCTGTTATATCTTTTACTGCCGCTGAACGCATCCATAAAGTTACACCCTTTTTGTTAAAAGTGAAAGCCATATACATTCTGCCATCCACTTTTAAACTTCTAAAACCAGGAACAGTTGCTACAAATACTTCTGTTTGTCTTTCTTCTGATAATTGTTCAATGAAGACTTTAAGTGGATGATCACCTGAAATAGTTTCACGCTTTTGCTTTGATGCCTTTTCTGTCTTAGTTTTCTTTTCAGATTTTGTTTCTTCCTGCTTAGGTTCCTCTTGAGGTTGCCCTTGCACTTCTTCGTCCTTCATAGGTTTCCACCAACGTTTTAATGTTGCATGACTAATATTTCTTTCTTCCCTTGACTCTTCCAATCTAATAGTTACCTGTTGTTCATTTTCACTTACTAATTCTGCAATCTGACCATTTCTTACTGACTTAAATTTTTTCATTTCATTACCTCCAAAGTTTTTATAGTTTTTCGTTTCTTCCTTATATTAATATTATATAACATATTAAGAAAAAAGTCAACAAGTTTTTAAAACAATTCTTGAAGATTTTCAAATTCTTTTTTAGTGAGGTCATTTATATCTTTTCCTTTTGGTATCATATAACTAGTTACTAATTTATTGCCTTGTAAAGCTTTCTTTAATCTTTTGGTAGCTTTCTGTCCTGCCTCATCTGGGTCAAGTGCAGTTATTATCTTCCTACATCCAAGTTTTCTAAGCTGATTGTATTGATATTCAGTTCCTAATCCTAATAAGGCTACAGCTGGTCTACCATAAGTGTAACAAGTTAAAGCATTTAGTATTGATTCGCATACTATAATTTCCTTTACATTTTTAGGTAATTCATATAATCCATAAATTGGTTTATCAACTCCCTCCGGATAATGGAAGAATTTAATGTCAACACTTCTTCTTGCTATAAATAAGGTATTACCATTTATGTCTCTTACTGGGAATGTTAAACATCTTAATACACTTTTGACTTTTCCAAACTTATCTTTCAATTCAAAGTGCTTATCATATCCCACATCAAATTGTTCTATCACTTCATCAGTTAATCGCCTTTTATACATATATGGATGGTAATACCTATATGAATCCAATTCCTCTTCTGTAATATAGTTGTTGGTTATTTTATTATTACCTCTTTGCAGGTCAAGTATTATATCTTTTCTATTTTCTATGGAGATTGTTAAGAAGTTCTTTATTAGCCACTCTCTTCCAAATACGCCATCATCATCTTTTCCAAAGCAATGACTTATCATCTGCTCCAAAGTAGCGGTATACCCGCAAGTAAAACAGTGAACTGTTCCTGCGGGCACCTCTTCTTTATTTACCGTTGATATGCCACATGATGGTTTTCTTTCCTGACCTCCAGCGTGAATTGGGCAATTAAATTGTATATTTCTTGGCCCTGGTTTAAATTCTGCAAATCGCTGAATACCATTTAAAGCCAATTGTGTTTTGAGTTCATTTAGAACTTCCAGCTCTCCAGCTAATATTGGATTTTTATTTACATAAAACATTAAAACACATCCGTTCCATCATTGAACGAGTTCTTAATCTCTTCTGTCTTTTTGTTTCTTATCTCTGGTTTTGCTGCGTCATCACTTGATGGGATATAATTGAATTGTCCTTTATCAATATCCCAATAATAAATCAATTTACCTCCGTTAACTCCATCTCTATGCTTTTTAATGCCAAACTCTAATCCTGCCCCGGTCTGCCTTAATGCTATTACTTTAGTAGCATTTTGGGCAATACCATCACTATCCCTAATATTTTCAAGTTCTGGTGTTCCTTCGCTATCCGTATCTTTTACTCCACCTCTATTTGATTGAACAACTACTAATATAGGTATTTCAAGTTCAATACTTAAAGCCATTAAATCCTCACTGATATTAGTCAAGGAAATTGTTTTATTATCTCCTCTTTTGTATCTTTCATCTGTAAGGTAGGTAATACCGTCAACTCCTAATATATCTAATTTATTAGTTTGACAAAAATGCTTTAGCTTAGTTACCGTTACCTTCTTTTGAAAATCCAATGGAGTCGCTACAATAAATGGATTCTCTTTTGTTTTTAAGTCATTAATGTGCTGTTGATAATCTGGTTCTTCTTTACCCCAAACTAAATTCCTATTTGAGAAATTCTTTAATAGGGTATCAAATCTGTAACCTATTTTTGTTGGACTCATTTCAGGGCTTATATATCCTACTCTATTGCCTATCTGCCAAGCGTGAGATAATGTCTTTGCCAATACCCATGATTTACCTTGACCTGTCCTTGCAAAGAAAACAACTAATTCCTCACCCTTCGCCCACCCATTCACAATGCCATCCAGCTCCTCAAATCCGGTGGTTATATACCAAGGATTTTTTGCATTCATCTTTTCTAAATAGGTTTGGTATCTCTCATCGGCTTGTTTTATAATATCTGTACCTTCGCTGGTAGTAGCTATTTGTAGATTAGGA